AAAAGGTGCGCAACTATTTGTACGTGAGAATCCAATTGTTAGATTCTTTGAGGAAGATGGTACAAACGTTCGTGAGAACAAGATTACTGTACGTGTTGAAGGTCGTATTGCTTTACCAATATACTATACTGATGCATTCGTAACTGGTTCACTTAACGCTAATCCTAGCTAATTTTTTTGGTTAATAAGTGTAAGGATGAAAAGCCTGTCATTAATTTGGCAGGTTTTTTTTATTTCATTATGTTATATAAATAATTACCTTTGCTTTATGAAAAGGGTAATAAATTTCTCAGGTGGTAAAACATCAGCATTAATGACTATTTTATTAAAACCAAAGGATAATGATATTGTTTTATTCACAGATACTGGCAGAGAACATCCATTGACATACAAGTTTATAGATGACTTTGAGCGAAACGAAAATATAAAAGTCACTCGAATAAGCTATAAGGGTAAGTTTGATGGATTTCTACAAGCTAGAGATTATAAAAGAATACCTAATAGGATGATGAGAACCTGTACGGATGAACTAAAGATTAAAACTTCAAAAAGGTTCTTGCGTAAAAAAGGAATTTTTACTTATGAAAATTACATAGGCTTTAGACATGACGAATCAAAAAGAGTTTTGCAATTTAAAGAGCAATTTAAAAAAGTTAAAACATTATTTCCACTTTATAATCTAGGTATTAATAAAGAAATGGTTAATCAATATTGGATAAATAAATCGTATAATTTAGACATACCATCAATTCTAGGCAACTGCGATTTATGTTTTTTAAAGGGTAAAGATAATATTGTTAAGATACTTCAATTATATCCAGAATTAGCAGATAAATGGATTAAAGATGAAGAAGAAGCAAAAAGACATTTTGGACATACTTATTTCCCAGATGTTACTTATAAAGGATTGCTGCAAATTGCGCAATCTCAAAAATCATTATTTGATTTACAAGATTCACTACCTGCATACAGTTGCAGTTGCACTAATTAATATGTTCAAAGCCAATTTTATAGGTCAAGAGGGATTATACAAACACAAAGAGTATGAAATCAGAATTGGCGTTATAAATGGTTGGATTCATGTCCGCAGGAAGTGTGGAGCAGGTCGAATGAATTATCCATCAATTTTAGACTTCCTGAGAGATTGGGATAACATTAGAAAAATCAACCTATAACTTAATAAAACAATTTAAAAAGTAAACCTATAACTTTAACAATTTATGAGAATTTTCCATCTAGGTTTATGCGTTGGTCCTCCTCCTTTTGATTCAATGCGCAAAGCGTTTTTAGCTAACTCAAGCGATTACATAGAGTTAAGCACAGGAGACAAAGAGGTAAATAGAAAAGCTATTGCAATGGCTAAAGCATTTAAGCCTGATATTATATTCATGCAAATTCAAGCACCTAACATTATCCAAATAGAAACTGTCAAGGAAATGAAAAAGACAGGAGCATGGATTTGTAATTGGAACGGCGATATAAGAGATGCAACTCCAAAATGGATGATAGAAATGGCTGAGTATGTTGACCGCACTTTGTTTACTAATCTAAGAGATGCAAATAATATTAAGAATGGAGGCTATTTAGAGATTGGTTATGATCCTGAGATATACACTCCAGAGGGCAATGCTTTGAACTTAAAAGAAATTGGTTTTTTTGGCAATAATTACGGACATACTATGTTCCCATTGTCAAATATGAGAATAGAAATGAATGAGTTATTAAATAGGCATTATAGAGGGCAGTACGGAATCTATGGCAATAACTGGAATAATGCCTCAGGTAATTTCAATCATAGTCAAGCAGATGAATCAAAAGCATATAGAGGTATTAAGATAGGTATTAATTTAAGCCATTTTGATGAGCCTAAATACTCAAGTGATAGGATATTAAGGATAATGGGATCAGGGTGCTTATGCCTAGCTAAAGACTATCAATATATGCCTTTTACAGATGGTGAGCATTTAAGAACGTGGAAAACATTTCCTGAGTTAATTGAATTGATAAATTATTATTTGGCAAATGAAGCTGAACGCAAAAGAATAGCTAAACAAGGTCAGGAATATGTAAAACAAAATTTTACTTTTGATAACATGGTAAAGAATTTAATAGAGATATATGAGCAAGTTTAAAGTATTAGGATTTATGACAATCCATTATGCAGGAGATTACTTAAAAGAGTCTTTGCTATCAGTTGTTGACCATTTAGATAAAATGGTAATTGCTTACAGTAAGCAACCATCGCAAGGGCATGGAACGCAAATGGAATGCCCAGATAATGAGCAGTATATTTTTGATACTTGTAAAGAGGTTTTAGGTGATAAAATGATTTGGGACAGAGCAGATAGATACGGCGCAGAGAATGAGCATCGCAATGTAAAATACAAATATACTCATGGCTTTGATTTAGTATTGACAGTAGATTCAGATGAGGTTTACAAATCAGATGAGTTAGAAGCATCCTTTGAGTATGCCTACTGGGGCATTGAGAGATTTTATGGCATTGAAGGATTTATTAACTTTTGGAGGTCTTTTGACTTTGCTTGTTACGATGGATTCAGACCAATTAGGTTAGAGAATTTACATCGCAAGAATAATACCCAAAACCTAAACCTAAAGCAGACTATTTATCATTTCAGCACCTGTCAGCCTGAGCCTATCATGAGATACAAATATTTAGTATTTGGTCATGCTAATGAAGTTAAAACAAATTGGTTAGATGAGATATTTTATAAATGGACACCAGATAATCAAATAAGCGATTTGCATTGTGTTTCTTATAATTTATGGAATGCAGTATCATTTGATAAAAATACTTTGCCTGAGAGTCTTAAAATACACAAGAACTTTAATAAGGAGTTAATATGAGCGATATAGATTATGCAAAGGAAATTAGGAAGCAAGTAAACATCCTAAACGAGTTAATTAAAGAAGCTGAGGCTAATGATTTAGATATTGTTATATGGCAGTTTGGCAAACAGGCAGAACATACCTTACAAATTAAGATTACAAAGACAGTTGAATTATGAATGCTGCGATTATTATAGATGATCGGGAAGCAATAGCAAATAAGGCTATCTCAGAGCATAAAAAATATTTATCGGATGATTGGGTTGTTTTAAATCTAAAGCCTCCTTACATAGGAGGTATTTATCATATTAAGACTCCTCATGTATATAATAACATATTGACTAATGCTAACTTTTGGAGGAGTTGCATTTATGATAGGGTTCTAATATTTCAGCATGATTCAGGATTGTTAAAGACAGGCATTGAGGAGTTTTTAGAATGGGATTTTATAGGCGCGTGGATTAGGAACATACCGGGATGCATGAACGGAGGTTTAAGCATACGCAATCCTAAAGTTATGTTTGAGATTTGTGTTAAGCATCCATATAAAGGCATGGGAGTACATGGCAATGAGGATATTTACTTTTGTAATAAAATGCGTGAATTAGGCTATAAGTTGCCCGATAAGGAAACTTGTAATAAATTTTCCGTAGAGACAGAGTTTGAGTTAGGCTCAGTAGGCTATCATGCAATAGATAAGTATCATAATAATTACAAAGAAATAATAAAGCAATATGAGAATAGTTAGGTTTTTATTTCACATGATTTGTGGAGGCTTTGTTTTATTAGGCTTTAGCTTTATTCTATTAGCAGTAATAGGGTTGATTAAATATATATGGTAAACCTTTATACATCCTTTTATGAGGATAAGAATCCAAAGAGGCAAAAGGAGTTATTATATTGCCTAAAACAAAATATCGCTAACAATCTAATAGATAACATTTATTTAATTGTTGATGGGGATGTTAAACTGCCTGTCTCGGATAAACTTATAATAATTAAAGGCAATAGACCAACATATAGGGATTTCTTTGATTTAGTGAGCAATACTGTTACTCATGCTAATCAAATATCAATAATCTGCAATACGGATATTTACTTTAATGCAACTTTGCATCTGTTAGACTTTTATGATAGGCAATGTGTAGCCTTGAGCAGATGGGATTATAACAGAGGCAGATTAAAATTACATAATGAGCGTTATAGTCAAGATACATGGATATTTAGAGGCAAGATAAGAAACGTTAGATTTGCAGACTTTTACATGGGCATTCCTGGTTGTGATAACAGGATAGCTTATGAATTAAACAGAGCAGGTTATAGGTTGTCTAATCCTGCAACAAAAGTGCAATCAATACACTATCATGAGAGCGATATTCATAACTATAATCATGAAACGCCAAAAGTGCCTAGACCATATTTATATATAGAGATAACATGAAAATTTTACTAAGTCCTGGCATTTACTTACCGCACCAGAGAGCAGGATCAGAAATATGTTTGCATCGTATCTGCAAGTATTTAATGAGCAAAGGTCATGAGGTAAAAGCCGTAACTCGTTATCCTGAGAATTATGAATATGAGGGCATAGAGGTTTACTCACAGAAAAAGGATTATAAGGTTTGCCATAATAATTTATGGGATTGGGCAGATTTAGTTTTCTGTCAGCTATCTGGTACTTACTATGCAATGAATAAGCAAAGGCTAAATGCTAAGAAGGTTATAAACTTTGCTCATAACAATGCGGGTTATCCTCAAGTCAATATTAGAAAAAATGTATTTACTGTATATAACTCAGAGCAAACAAAAAAGGAGTTGAACTATTTACAGGAAACATACGTATTGTATCCTCCTGTTAATTATAGAGACTTTGAGAATGTAGATACAAGCAAAGCTGAATACATTACGCTGATAAACCATAACGAAAACAAAGGAGGGCAGATATTAATTGAGATTGCAAAGCGTATGCCTCATCATAAATTTATGGCAGTTCAGGGCGGTTATTATCATCAGATAGTAGATGCAAAAGCAAAGAATATTAAATACGTTGGTATTACGGATGACATTAGGAAATATTTAGCGATGACTAAACTACTTATATCTCCAAGTGATTATGATAGCTACGGCATGGCTCAAATAGAAGCCTTGTGTTGCAATATTCCTGTGATAGCATCTGATATACCGGGATTTAGAGAAAGTCTTTCAGATAGCGCCATATTCGTTAAGAGGAATGATATTGAGGCATGGGTTGAGGCAATTAAAAATAGTGAACAATTATTTAAGAATAAAAAGCCTATTGAGAGGGCAAAGGAATTAGATCCTGTCAAGGAGTTGGCAAAGTTTGAAAAATGGCTAATAAAAATTAGTAAATTAGCGATGAAATAATGGAAGATAAAATAGCGAAGGATAAGCCTTTTAAAAGTAAAAAAGAATATGGATCAATTAAACGTAGTGAGCCTTGCACAAGCGAAGTTGTGGCTGAGGTTAGACGAGGATTACGAATACGAGGATGGATTAATAACTGCATTAATAAAATCTGCGGTCAATCAGGTTGAGCAATACACCTTGCAAGTATTATATCAAAGAACGTTAACTGAGATAACTGATAGAAAAGGCAGTCTAAGGATTTTCAATTATCCTGTAATATCGGTTGAGGATGTTGTAGATAGAGATAATGTTGCATTAGATTTTATAACCGAAACTAGTCAATGGTATACTGAGGTTTTGATTGATCAGCCCGGATTCAATACTGTTACCTATGTAGCAGGTTATGACTGGGATTATAATGGTGGTTCTGATGTTCCTGATGATATAGAGACTGCGATAAAGGAGTTAATTACTTTTCTTTACGAAAATAGAGATAATCCAAAAGAAGAAATGCCAAAGGTGGTTACTTATTTACTAGCACCATATAGGCGTATAACTTTATTTTAATATGAATCCAGGAAAGTTAGACAGGCGTATTACCTTCGGCACTTTTTTAAGCGTTGAAAATATATATCAGGATTATGTCATTACATTTGTTCCCATTTTGGTAACATGGGCAAATGTAAAGCCTTTTGATGGCAGTAGACAGTTGGAAGCAGGTGAGCAGGTAATAAATCAGGGTTATAGATTTACTACTCGTTATAGAAGAGATTTTGAGCCTACTAAAGACATGAGGATTTTATATGAGGGCAACTATTATACAATCCATTCAGTTAGGGATTTAGATGATCGAAGGAGATTTAATGAGATATTAGCCAGAGTAACAGATGAAAACTCCCAAAATTGATATTAGTAAACTATTAACTCAAATTAATTCATTTGGTTACGATGCTAAAAGATCGGCAGTATCTATTACTAATGTAACTGCTGATGATATTGTTACTGATGCAAAGCAAAATTTAACAAATCATAAAACAGTAAATTATGGTCAATTAAGATTGTCAATAGCTAAAACAGAGGCAACAATGCAAGTTAATAGATCTCTAATATTTTCTAATGCTCCTTATTCGGCTTATGTTGAATTTGGTACAGGTACAAAGGTGCAAATTCCTGCAGGGTTTGAATCATTAGCTGCTAAATATAGAGGCAAAGGCGGAGGTACTTTTGACCAACTTTTAGAAAATATTAAAGATTGGTGCAGGAGAAAAGGCATTGATGAGAAATTAGCTTATCCAATAGCAGTTAGCATTGTTAGAACAGGAATAAAACCGCAACCATATTTTATACCTGCTTATTTGCAAAACATTCCTATCTATGAGAAAAGATTATTAAAAACATTAGATAGAGAAGCTAAAAAATATAATGCCAAAAAATAATTATATTTGATGAAATGAAGGATCCTAATCTATCTGTTTTAAACGCTTATAAAGATGCTTTAGCTAATTTAATAGTTGGAGGCATTGATATACCTGTTTATAGCAAATCTGCTCCTTTAAAAAACGTACCGAAAAAATACGTAATTTTGTCAAGCCAGACAAAGCAACAAAATAAAACAAAGTGCAACTACTGGTATGAATGCACAATGACTGTCCAGATAGTAACAAAGTATCCAAATGGAACAGGAGATTTGAGTTTTGCGATGGTTATAGGTGAAGAGATAGCAGAGTTAATACAAGTTGATGGAATTACTTTAATTGATTTCCATAATGTTGAAACAATGCAAAATTTAAGTACAGAGGTAATTTTAGAAACAGATACGGAAAACGTATTTCAATACATATTAATTTTTAATCATAAACTAAACATCAATTAAAATGGCAGACGAGCAATTTTATTCAGGCAGTTTATTCATGCTATACATCCGTAACTCAGGTACATGGAAACCAGTAGCGTGTTTAACTTCAAACGGAATTTCTGAATCATGGGATTTCGCAGAAACAGTAACTAAATGCGATCCAGGTGTAACACGTAGAAAGCCTACAACTTACTCATATGAGATTCCTTTTGAGGGAGTTTTTACAGATACAAGCGGTGCAGGTGGCGATACTGCTAAAGCATCATGGGACACTATCAAAAACCTTGCTAGAGCAAAGACTTTGACTGAATACCAGATTGCATTGTTAAGAGAAAATGGAACAGAAGATCCTAATTTTTCTGCTCAGTTTGGTGCTGCTTATTTTAGCGCATTAGATATAACAGGTGCTGAAGGTGAGTTTATTACTTTCTCAGGTACTATGTTAGGCGATGGTGATATAACTGAAACTGATCCTTATCCTGGTTACTAATATATGGAAGGTCATTTGATTTATATAATCAATGGTGTTGAGCGTAAAATGTTTTTTGGCAATTACGCGCTTGAAAAAGTATTGCAACATTTTGATATTTCTATAACTGATTTAGGTAAAATACCATCTTCAAAAGAAATGGAGTTTGTCAGAGTTTGGATGTTTCATGCGGCTTGTTACCCAATATTAAAAGATGGAGGTGTTCCTGACTTTACGGAGTTTGATACCTATCAATGGGTAGATGATTCTAAAAGCGATATTTTAGTAAAGGTTAATGAAGCTATTCATAAAAGTTTAGGATTAGGTGAAATTAGTGAACAAAAAAAAAGCAAGGCGGAAAGTTAAATTGGAATAAAGATGTGCTAACATTTGCTTTTGGTGAGCTAGGATTAATGCCTAATGACTTTTACGCCTTGACATGGAATCAGTACTGCCTGAAATGTCAAGGCTTTTTTAATAGAGAAAAAAAAGAATGGGAAAGGATAGGTTGGGCAACATGGAACGGAATGAGAGTCCATGTAAATAAAGGAATGCCAACATATAAAAAATTTATGTCATTTATTTATGAAGATGATCATATAAAAGACATGGATAAAATCAAAGAACAAATGAATAAGGCGATGCTTAAATATTTGGAAAATGCAAGGAATTGAGATACCTATTGGAGCGCCATTAGGGCAATTAGATAAAGATTTAAAAGGTGCAAGTGCTAAATTAAACCAATTTGCTGCTCAAGCATCAAAAAGCGCAGGAGCATTAGGTGGTTCTGTTACAAGTGGAGCAAAATCAGCTGGGTTTGCCTTACAAAATTTAGGAAGAGTTGCACAGGATGCTCCTTTTGGGTTTATTGGTATTCAAAACAATATTCAACCATTATTAGAGTCTTTTCAAAGATTAAAGCAAGAATCAGGTTCTACTGGTGGCGCATTAAAAGCATTGGCATCATCTTTAGTTGGTGGTGGTGGTTTATTACTTGCAGTTTCTTTAGTTACATCTGCCTTAACTGTATTGGCTCAGAATCCTGAAAAGGTTGCAGGTGCTTTAAATTATTTATCAGGTGTGGTTGATAATGCAACTGCTACTCAAAAGAAATATAATGAAGCGCTTATTGAAACACAAGCAGAGGCGAAATTAGAAATATCAACTTTAGAGAGTTTAATAGGTATTGCTAAAAATGAAAATTTATCTAGGAATGCAAGACTTGAGGCATTAAAAGCAGTAAAGGCTGAATACCCAGAACAATTAAATTTTTTAACGCTAGAAACTGTTGGAAGTAAAGAAGCAGCAAATGCAATAAATTTATTAAGCGATTCATTATTAAGAAAAGCTAAAATACAGGCAGCTGAGAAATTACTAGGAGAGGCATTTGTAAAGCAATTACAAGCAACTACAAAAAGCGCAGTTGAACAAGCATCTACATTTAGTAAGGTTGTAGGCGTTGCATTAGGTGCAGCAGGGATAAAAAACTTTGTTGTTTTACAAGATGGAATAAACAATCAAACTAAAGCATTTAAGGAAGCAGGATCAGAAATAGATACCTATACTAAAATATTAAACAATCTTAGAACTGAGGAAGCCAAAACAGGTAATTTATTTGAAGATAAACAAGGTAAAGGCAATAGTTTAAAAGATTTAGCAAAAGAATTAAAAGATGCTAAATTAGATAACTATTTACAGGGTTTAGACGTAGCTTTTAGATTAGCAGGTCAAGGATTAGAAGCATTTAAAAATTCATTTCCTAAAGACACTAAAAAGACTTTTGCTAGTTTAACTGATAAGCCTTTAATTGATATAAATAAACTTTTAGATACTAAAACATTTATACCTGATAATTTAGGTGAGAAACTTTATACTCCATTCCAAATATTACAAGATAATATTAAGTTTGATTTATTGCCTCAATTAGGTACATCATTTAAGACATTCTTTGATGATATATTAATGAATGGTAATTTTTCTTTTTCAGCATTAGGTCAAGCAATAAAAAATACTTTTTTATCAGTATTAGCAAGTGAGGCAACTCAGGGCGTTTTAAAACTGTTAGGATCAGCAGGAGGTAAAACTGAAAAAGGTGGCGGTTTAATAGCAGGTATTGCAGGTTTGTTTGGCGCAACTAAAAAAGCAGCACCATTAGCAAATATTGCTAAATCAACTGGAGGCATATTGGGTTCAGCCGCAACTCTTACTGCACCAGTAGCAGCAACAGGCGGAGCATTGTTACCTATCTTAGCAGGAGTTACTGCGATTGCAGGGATTGCATCATTATTTAAAAAGAAACAACAAGCACCTATTCCACAAGCATCATCAACTATCAGCACAAGCGCAGCAGGGTCATCTCAGGACTTTGGAGGTGGCAGAGTTGTATTTGAGATTTCAGGTACTAACTTAATCGGAGTGTTAAACAGAGCAGGTGCAAAATTACAGAGGTTCGGACCATGAGTTATAATCAGAGATATTATTTTACGTTTTATTCAGACAGAGATACAAGGATTGTTAATGGCATACCAGATGAATATCTATGTAGTATATCGCAGTTAGATTATGAGGGCGAAGTAATAGAAATTCAGGCTCAACAAAATCCTATTCAGATAAACTATCAGAATACTTCAAGCAATAAGCTAGAGCCTATTATAGGCTCAGAATGTACCTTAAATTTAATAGCAACTGAGGATTTTCAGCTAGAGGATTTATATACCGAGAATGAAAGGGAGTTCATGGTTCAGATTTATCGCAAAGTTACTCCAACTACGTTTAACGTAAATTGGTCTATGAGCGAGGTCGCTGCGGAGATGGACTTAGAAATATTTGTCAATGGCGTTAGCAAAGTTTTACAGTTTACTACGGCATCCGGATCCTTTGAGATAAATAATGGCGATACTGTTTTAATAAAGCCTTTTGCAGCAGGACCTTCCGCAGGTGGCATACCGGGTATGAATTTAGAGATTACAGGATTACCAACTCAAAGAACAACTACCTATCCGTTTTCAATAGATGTAAGTTTAGTTCCTACAAGCGATATAACAATAGAAACCTATACAACTTATTCAGCTACTAACTATACTGCAATTCGTTCTGCGGTTTTCGAAACATCTTGCGCATCGGATGAGGGATCTACTAAGGTGTTTACTAAAAACTATACAAGCACAGTAAGTCAGGCAGCGGCTCAGGCTTTGGCAGATGCCGATACAGGATTTACGGCTGAAGGTCAGGCGTATGCAAATGCAAATGGTGTTTGTTATGCAAGTCCTGGCGAGTTCGATGATTTAATATGGCAAGGATTTATCATTCCAGATGGATGTCAAGAAGCGTTTACATTTGCTCCTTATCCGATTTCAGTGAACGCAGTTGATGGAATAGGTTTGCTTAAAAATTTATCTTATGTTCAAAACGATGGCAATTTCTATTTAGGTAAACAAAGTTTTATAGAAGTCATACAGGCTTGTTTAGTTAGGCTAGAAGCACCTGCTTTGGTTTTAAATACTTGTGTTAATATTTATGAAACGAGCATGACACAGGGCGATTCATACGATCCTCTGGATATGGCTTATGTAAATAGTGAGCGTTATTTAAAAGATGACCAATTTAATCCTATGAATTGTGAAGAGGTTCTTAGGTCTATTTTAGAGTTATGGACTGCCGTATTGGTTCAGAGTTCTGGCGAATGGTATATTTATAGACCTACGGAATTAGCAGTAGATGGTAGTTTAACATTTAGAAGGTATTTAGATGGTTACAGAATTTATGATCAGCCTACAGTTACAGAAAATTTAGATTTGGTTTTGGGTGGTGAGAGTGAAGGCATAATAGCTGCTCCTTATTTCCATATCAATACAGATCAAATGAAAATGATTGACAGACCTTATAAAAATGCGTCGATGTCTTTTCTTTATGGTTTTGTAACCTCTTTAATTGTTAATCCAGAATTTGTTGGATGGAATGGCATAACCTTTGCAGATTGGGCAAAAAGTAGTGTTTTATTACCACTTACAGAAGATTCAGGCGGTGGCGCTAAATTAGGCAATATAACTGCCTCACCTGGTCCTTATGAGTATATTGAAAACATTACACCTGCACCAATTACAGAGGGCGATATGGTAGTTTTTAAGATGAGTTATTATAACTATATCTCAGATGGACCAAGTGCAAGAGTTATGCTAACTGATGGATTAACAACATGGTATTTAGATCAAACTGGTGAATGGGGGGTTAGTGATACCAGAATAAATGGATTAACCTTACAATATTACGAGGGCGTTATGAGTATAACTGCACGTAGAGCGCCAATTACAGGAAACCTAACTATCAGACTATACGAAGCGCGTGAGGACTTAATACCTCCCTCTATTGATTTATTTATTACTTATAGATCAGCAAGTATAATTCCAAACATAGGAACAGAAGATCCTATTGGCGAAATGCATACGGCGACACAAACAGGCAAGTTTACTTTTGTGCCAGAAACTGTTAATCTATTTAATGGCGATACAACATCAAATTTATATTTAAGTGGAATTTATCAAGATGATCAAACGACGCTAACAACTTTATGGAATCGGCGTGGAATATCCGAGAGTATTTTGGCTCAACCTTATGAAGCTAGTAAACAATTTTTACGAATTGCAGTTGAGGAAAAACAGAGGTTATATGCAGGACCATTTGTTAGGTTTGAGGGTTCTATATTTGGATATTTTAATCCTTTGCAAAGATGGACTATCAATTTGGTAACAGGTTACTTTATGAATTTGAGCCTTAACTATGATCTTCAGCAAAATATCTGCAAAGCAGTTATGGGCAGAATAACAGATGATGAAATTGCTTTGGATTATACGCTAACGCCAGATTATGGTGCGACAACAAAAGTAACAGTAAAAGGAACGCCATGATGTTATACATAAATGATATACCGGTAGGGTGTTTAAGTTCTGTAAGTAGATCAGAGCAGATATCTTTTATCGGTACTTGCAAGACTACACAGTCAGGCGCTCAGGCTCAATTAGGAAGGCTCTACACCTACTCAATTCCTTTTGAGGGTGTTATGACTACAGATAACAGTATAATGTCATGGACAGGCTTAAAAGCATTAGAGAGAATTAAGGTAAATTGGGAAATTGTTGGTCCTGATATTGAAGCAGGGCAAGGATTTATTGAGAATCTTGAGATATTAGGTGAGGTTACAGATTTTATAAAATTTAGTGGGAGTATAACAGGCTATGACTAATTTAATGCTTTACATCAATGACTTGCCAGTTGGTTGCTTATTAAGCAATAGCTTGAGTGAATCTATTAGTTTTATTAAGACTTGCAAAAGCACAGAAGAAATGGGACAGAAGCAGTTAGGTCAGTTGCATTCTTATTCTGTAAATTTTGAGGCGGTTTATGCCGTAGATCAGGCAATCATAGGATGGAATGATATTAAGGATTTAGGCAGGTCTAGGAAGATTATGGATTGGTCTATGGTAAACCTAGATACAAACGAAGGAGATGCAGGAGAGGGATTTTTAGAGAATTTGGAGATAACAGGAACATCAGAGGATTTTATTAAATTTGCAGGAACGATAACAGGATATGGAGCAATAATTGATTCTAATCAAATATTCTACGTTTGGGCATCTGATACTGATACCTATGTTGATAATGGCGGTGATGAATATGTACTTGTAAATTAAAAGATATGCCAGTTATAAATGGAGTTTATTTAAAGGATTTTGCTGCTTTACCTAGCGCAGTAGTTGATGCTAACATCATACCTATTGCAATCTCAGGCAATCAGATTGCGTATAGGACAACTGTTGGAGGTATTGTTACAGATGCTAGAGTGACAAGCAAGTTACTTACAGGCTTATCAGTCACAGGAGGAGCGGTGGTTGCTACTGATACAATTCTACAGGCATTCGGCAAAGTACAAAACCAAATTAATAGTAAAGTTAGTTCAGTTGGTTTAACAATGCCATCGGCTTTCTCAGTTGCTAACTCTCCAATTACAAGCGCAGGGACTTTGGCAGTAACGGCAATAGGTGCAGCATCTCAGTATATTAGAGGTGACGGCGCTTTAGCTGATTTCCCAACAACTGGGGGCGGTGGCTCATCGGTTGCCTATTATCTAAACGGCTCTGTTAGTCAGGGTACAATAGGTGGGAATACGTACTACGAAATGAACAAAACTCCTGTCATTGGTACAGGTACTGATTTTACTATCGGCGCTGATGGATATATTGCGCAATTTATAACCGATGCAAATGACCCTGCATCTTTACTAATACCGGCAGGAAATTGGAATGTAGAGATGTACTTTAGTGCATCATCTAGCGGAGGTACTCCATCATTTTACGTAGAGGTGTACAAATATAACGGAACTACTTTTACGTTGTTAGGTAGTAGCGCAACTACTCCAGAGGGGATTACAAACGGAACGGCAATAGATATTTATTATACTTCGGTTGGTATTCCTGAGACTGTTTTAGCAATAACAGACAGACTTGCTATCAGGGTTTATGTTACCCATTCAGGCAGGACGATTACCTTGCATACAGAAGATAATCATTTATCAGAGATAATTACAACTTTTTCAAATGGATTAACGGCTTTAAACGGCTTAACCAAACAAGCTCAATACTTTGCAGTTGGAAGTACAGGTACAGATTTTAATATTGCGAGTTCAGTTGATACTCATACGTTTAATATTCCGAGTGCAAGTGCAACCGCAAGAGGTGTAATAACAACAGGAGCGCAAACAATAGCAGGGGAAAAGACATTTACAACTTCAGGTCGTACAACATTTACTAATGCTGATTTTTTTCAATCAGAATTTAGCAACGGTTCGTCTAAATTAAATTTAGGGTCATCAAGTGGTAAATCGTATATTTATTCAAGCGGAGATTTAAGATTTGGAACAAATTATCCAACAGATAGTCTTTCATCGCCAAAACTTATTATTTCAACTTCAGGACTTGTAACAATACCAAATCAATTACGTTTAGACTCCACGATTACCAACGGAACATACACCTATACGCTACCATCAGCTACAGGTACTTTAGCTTTGACATCTGCTTTGAGTGGTTACTTACCATTGACAGGAGGTACGCTTACAGGTAGTTTAACAATTAATGGAGGTGGCTTATTAACTTTATTAGGTGCAAAAATAGGAGGTGATGCGGGTGGTACAATAGATTTTAATTATAATACAGGAGGTACTCCTTTGTTTACTTGGTGGGGTGGTACAACTTCATCTAAATTTAGTGTTACATCCACAGGAGCAGCTACGTTTAGTTCATCGGTTACAGGCGGAGCAGGGGCTGATGGTAGTGGTTATATGTTAAAAGGAACTGATGGGGTAGCATTTAGAGCTATAGACCCAACTGCCACAGGTGGGGGAGCTTCAAATGTAAACATCGGTGCTATTGGAACTGCAAGTGGTGATTTCAGAATCCATGCTACAAATGTTTTGTTTCTATCAAATGGTGGTACTGCTGAAAGGATGCGTATCACATCAGGTGGTAACGTAGGTATAGGAACTACAGATTTAACAAGCGTTAGGCTTAGAGTAAAGGGAGTTGATACAACTTCTTCAAACTTTGCAGCTTATTTTGAAAATTCAAGTGCAGCTGCTATGCTTGTACTTAGAAATGATGGATTAGTTGCATTTCCTCAGATAAACAACTTTACAACCGGTAATTCACCAAACACATGGATTAATCCTGCTTCAAGTTATGGAATTTATATAAATACTTCTTCTCGTAAATATAAAAAAGACATATCTAATTACGACAAAGGTATTGATATTGTTAATCAACTAAGACCTGTATATTATAAAGGTATATCTGAAGTAGATGGAGATAAACAATTCGTTGGATTAATAGCTGAAGAAATTCATGATTTAGGATTAACTGAATTTGTAAATTATAATGAAGAAGGACTTCCAAACTCATTGTCATATCCAAATATGATTGCTTTAGCATTCAAAGCCATTCAAGAATTATCAGAAAAAATCAAAACACTAGAAAATAAATAATTATGAAAAATATCCAACCTATCTCTATATGGGATAATGGCACAGTCCAAGAAGCAACAGTATTAAATACCTATGCAGTAAATGTTCAACTAAATAATTCAGCTACTTTTTGGTGGGGATTATATAGTACAGTTGATGGTCAGGTAGCTAATACACTATCTCAAGGTAATTTAAGTATGTCAGGTGAGGCTTATACTGAATGGCAGGCAGATAGTTATGCGTGGGATTGGGTAGCTACTCAACTTAATTTAATCATTACAGGTGATTACGTTCCGCCTGTTGTTGAGCCGATAGCAGAAGTTACGCCTGAGCCGATAATACCGACTGATAATAATTTAGAATAAAACAAGTACATTTGATAAACCAAAAACAAAAATGAAAACCAAAGAAGAAGTACAACCAGAAGTACAAACAGAAGTACAAAAATTAAAAGTTGAGTTAACAGTACAAGAATGGGAGGCAGTATTAGCAGTAATAGAGCAGTCAACAAGTCCGCACATTCAAGTTAAATCAGTAGCAGCCGAGTTAGTTAAACAGTTACAACCGCAAATAAAAGATGACAAACCATAACGCCGATTTAGCAACCATATTAAGCATTTCAAGTGCAATAGTTAGCATAGGGAACTTTCAACCATTAGTTACCTTGTTAGCCTCTTTGGTTGCCATTATCAGTGGATTATTTGCGATTAGGTATTACTACCGAGCAACTAAAAATTTAGATGATTAAGAACGGACTGATATTTTTGTTAATATTAATGTCCGTTTTTTTATTTTCTCTTAAACGGAAAAATAAAACCATTACAACAACTACAGTTGATACAGTAACAGTCACTAAAGGATTTACCAAGTTTACAAAAGGCGATAAAATACCTTACAAGATTTTAGATACTATTTATAAGCAAAATTATGATACTACCTACATTGTTAAAGATTATAACCAAGCTAAAGAGTTTACTGATAGCATCAGACAAGATAGCAACCTCTTTGTCATCCGAGATACCATCAGCCAAAACAGAATCATCGGCAGGTCATTCCAAGCCAAAATCCAAGAAAAAACCATAACGATTACTAATAATATACAAGCTAAACCTAAATCAGCTTTGTACATAGGATTTAGAAGCGATTTAAGGCAAGATATGAGCAGAGTGGAACACAACATTAGCCTATCATTTAAAACTCGGCAGAGAGGCTTATTTAGCGTCGGTTATGGAATGTCTGGTTATTCAATCGGTTATTCATTAAAATTATAAATATGGCAATCAAACAAAATTTAACAAATCCGTTACCTGTATCATTTAAAGATTTTTCTCGTAATCCTGTAGTTGGTACAATGTTTTTAGTCATCATTGGCATTAGCGTTTTATACATAGACATTAGAGGTAACTTTAATAGTCAATTAGAGGCTCAGAGTGCTAAGATTGAAAAGCTAGAAGCCAAGATGGATGCTATGGGGCAATCACTAATTAAGTGCGAGAGCGCAATGAGTGGAGCATCTGCAAAGTTAAGCACATTAGAATCACTAGGTAAAATACAGAAAATCAAATGAGATATTTAGCATTCATACTGCTTTTATCTTCATGTTCTACGGCTGAAGTTGAGCAGGTAAATAAATACGATACTTTATTATTAAAAATAGAGCAAAGTCAAAAGGTAATGGATAGCAGTATTGTTGAGGCTACAAAGAAAGAGGCTAAAATAATTAATAAAACTGTTCAAAGCATTATTCAAGACAAAAAGCAAATAGCAGAATTAGTTACTCAGGTAGCTGAAGCAAAAGCAAACACAAGGGTTGAGATACAAGTGCAGACTATCAGGGATACTGTTTTTGTTACAGAGAAGAAAAACTTTTGGGGCAAAAGTAAAAAGGATACATTATGACAGAGTTTTTTAAAGATGAGAACGGAAACCTAAGCATGAAGCGTTTATGCGGGTTGCTTTGTGTAATTGCCTTATGTGTGACTATGTACCATAACTCGTTTAGTGAGGAACATACTGCACCATCAACTATACTTGTGGAATCAGTAGCTTTGTTAGCATTCGGTTGCCTTTCATTGACTAGCGCAGATAAAATACTTAAAAAGAAATGAAATTATCTACACATTTAGATTTATCAGAGGTTATACGTAGCGATTCTGCTAAACGTAACGGCATTAGTAATATGCCAACAGGTGAACATATAGCAAACTTTATGCTATTGGCTGAAAAGATATTCGAGCCTATCAGGGAGCATTTTGGCGTTCCTATCCGTATATCTTCAGGTTATAGAAGCAAGGAGTTAAACGCTATTACTAAAGGCGCTAGTAAAACATCTGACCATTGTTTTGGTTTTGCCATAGATATTGACAATGATGGAACATCAGTTACTAACAATGAAATATTTTATTTTATTAAGGATAACCTAAAATATAAACAATTAATATTTGAATTTCCTGTAAATGGTCAAGCAAGTTGGGTTCATGTATCATACGATCCTAAGAATCTAAAAAATGAAATTCTAGTTGCTAAAAAACTTTATGGTAAAACTGTTTACATACCATACAAAAGCGATAAGGATTTGATTTGAACGCAAAAACAAAAATTTCCTTATGCTTAAACACGAAATAATCAGGGAGTATTTAAAACGATTTCCTGACCATGCTGATTTGACAATGGCTAAAAAGATATATGCTGACCATCCTTTAGTTTGGAAGGGTATTGAAACAGTTAGAAGTTCAATCAGGGCAATAAAAGGCAAAAAACCTGCAAGCATTTGGCATGGAGAATATAATGATAAATCTTTATACGTCGAAAAAACCTTTAACTACAATCCTTATAAACTTCCAGACTCAGAAGAAAAGATAAGAGAGCCTTATGTTTTACCTGTAGCTGATAACAACATTCTATTAATCTCTGATTTACATATTCCATATCATAACATTCAGGCGATTACTTTAGCTTTAGATTATGGCAAAGAGCAAAAAGTAAATACCATAATTATAAACGGAGATTTGATGGATTTTTACGCCGTATCAAGATTTGAAAAGGATCCTCGCAAAAGGTCAATTAAATTTGAGTTTGATTCTACAAAGGCATTTTTAGTCATTCTAAGAGAGGCATTTCCAAATGCTCAGATATATTGGCTAAAGGGAAATCATGATGTTAGGTACGAGCATTGGCTAATGGCTAAAGCGCCAGAGGTGTTCGATGATCCTTACTATCAGTTAGAAGAGAGGCTAAAGCTAAATGAGCAGAGAATCCATCTGATAGGTGATAAAACTTTAGTAAAGGCAGGTAAGTTGCATATTCATCATGGGCATTTATTCTTTCGTGGGTTTATGGCTCCGGTAAACTCTGCTAGAGGGTTATATTTAAAAGCAAAACAATCTACTATTTGCGGTCATGTGCATAAAATCGCAGAGCATACTGAAACTAACCTAGAGGCTGAGGTAACAACAACATGGACAACTGGTTGCTTATGTGAGTTAAGTCCAGACTATGCTCCATTTGCAAATAACTACTCTCATGGCTTTGCACATATCAAAGTAAATCAGGACAGAGATTATTCAGTAAAAAATTATCGTATTTATAAAGGGAAAATATTATAAAAATAATTTCTATCTTTGCGTTATGTATAAAGAGGTCTTAAATAAGCTAAAGGTTACTGAATCTATTAACGTCAATTCAAACATTCAGGTTTGGAGAAATAATGCTACTCAGCTACGTAAAGAAACAGGCAGAGTATTCCATATTCGTGAATTTAACAATCAATGCCTAATCATCCGTATAGTGTAACAAATCGGTTACAATAAAATATATTTTTTTATTTATTGAATTATTAAAATAACTTTTTTATATTTGATCAGCAATTCAATGAAGGGTTGCACAAAACTTGCAAATCATGAATAATCAAGAATTAGTAAACACAAAAAACTTATCTGACACAAACGAATTAAAATTTAAAGTGTTTGCAACTCCAATTTCAATTAATTGGATTGATGTTTATTACAAAGGTGAAAGAATTGCTATAATAAACGGGTTTTCATCTGCTTTACAATGGACTGCAAAAAATGGTTCAAACATTCCATTAACATTAATAAATAAATTAGAAAATTATTGCAAAAAAAATTTAATAACAAGATAACATTCCTGTTCCTGCAAGTCAGGAATCTGCGCCTCGCTTGATCAGTCAAGCGGGGATTTGGCAGTACCGGGATGTTCCGGATTAAAACTTGCATTATGAAAACTTACACAATTGCATTTATGGATAATGATTATAATGATTTAGTCATTAAAAATAAACAGTTTAACAATTTAAAGGAAGCCAAAGCATACGCTAAAGAAATTTTAGCTAACCTTTGTGATAATGAAATCGTAACCTTTAGAATTTACTAACATGGAAATTATAATCTTTTTTATTATTATGTCGGCGGTCCTTATTGGATTAGCCGGAGTATGTGACTATTTAATCCAAAAAATAAAATGAGTGTACTAAAAGATTTAAAAACAAAGTACCCTAACTGCTATTATGATGCGGACATGGATGCTATTTATTGGAATGATCAAACAGTAGCTGAGGATGCTAAGTATCTGATTGAAGATCATTATGAGGGTATGAAAACATGGACATCTGGTAAGTCAGGCAATCCAGAAGATGAGACCATGCAGTCATGCTATGGCGAAGATTACATAATAGCAGAATTTAACCACGATTATCATTACGCATTTGAAAATATATGAATTTACTAGAAAGACTAAGTCCAGACCATTTAGAAAGATTAAAGGCTGAAGAGGTTAAGTACCCTGTAACCATGAGAATATTGATGAGAGAATTATCAGATAATGTATCATGGGCGGATTTAAAATATGGTACTATTTGCAATTTAATTTTTAATTTAGGTGTAAAGCAATATGATTATTCACCTGAGGCTATTAAAAAAATATTTGATCATGAAAAGCATTTGTAGAACAGTATACCCTGATGGTAGGGTAAATGAGTATGAAAATGGGGCAATCATTAAAATAAATTCAGCGCCAAATACTAAAGAATTTAATAAATGGATTAACTTTATTCATAAAAAGAAATGAAAGCAATACTTCAACTATTCCTAGATTTCGGAAATGACTGTGATCTAGATGTAAACAACCATTTACTATTCTACGATCAGGATGATAATATCATTCATATTGAGCATTCAGGAGAGTTGATGATTGAGGACTATTTTGATGGAACTATTCAAGGCACTAAGGATAACGTTCAGGTGCTAGATGGCAGAGAGACAGTTGCTATATTATTTGATGGAGATTATTCACTGGCTTTAGAAACAATTATAGAAAATGGATAAGAAGAAGGATGATCTGGTCATATTCACGATGTTGTTATGGTCAGCAGTTTTATTAATTATTGCATTTATTTTGATTTAAAATATTATTTTTATAACTTTAAACAATGTCCACATTTATTAACCAAAAAAACATAGCGTATAGCCTGATGGGAGTGGACACCTTGAGGGCATACGCTTTTTTCATTATGGAAAAATCAGAAACAATTACAAGCCTAGCTAAAGCCTTAATAGACTTTCAGGGCAGAGTCCAGAAGATTTCAAAGGATGCTAAAAATCCATTCTTTAAATCAAATTACGCATCGTTATCTAACATTCAGGATGCAATTAGCAAACCATTAGCCGAATCTGGTCTAGCTTACTCCCAGATGCCTAGCGGAGTGAATGGATTATGTACTATTTTAATTCATGCCGAATCAGGCGAGTATTTAATGGAATCATTTATTATGCCAGTTAGTAAGCAGAATGATCCTCAAGCCGTAGGCTCTGCCATTACCTATGCCAAGCGTTATGCTTTAGCAGGAGTATTAGGCTTGAACATAGATGATGATGATGACGGAAACAAAGCAGCTGAGGATTCAAGAGCATGGCTTAATCCTAAAACAGATAAATGGACATCCGTAGTTCAAGCCTTAAAAGATGGATATACAATGGATGTGATATTAAAGAAATACAAGATCAGCACAGATAACCAGGCGTTATTAGAAAAGGAGGCTGCAAATGTCTAACGAGTTAGTAGAGTTATCAGGCGTAATGTATGCGCCTGATTTCACAAAGAAAAAAGCCGAGCAGACCGGGATTAATTTAATTAACAAACTCTTTGATGATGGCAATCAAACACCTACTCAGTTCTATTCTAACATAGCCCGGTTAAAGGCAGTAATTGATTCAGCAGATAGGACATTTAGAGATCGTTTAAAACTAAACGCCCCTGATAGTTATAATGGAGTATTGTTTACTCCTAAGAACGGAGCTGAGAGCCTTAATTATGATGAGGATGATATTTATGTATTGTTAGAGAATAAGCTAAAGCAAAGGCAGGAGTTATTAAAGACTGCGAGTAAATCAGATGAGATTATATTTGACTCAGAGGGTTGCGAAGTGCCAAAGGTTAGCAAGAAATTTAATAAGCCTTCAATAGTTATAACATTTTAATTATGGATTTACCTAAAAGTTTTGACATTACTCCTAGTGGGAAAATTGTTGAACGTGCAGAAATTGGACAAAAAGGATATGCAGAAAATATTGAATATGAACTCCAAATTACTATATCAGATTATGGAACTTTAATAATTCAATACTATGGAGAAGATGGTACATTTTTGCCTCTAGATCAATTAATAAAATTTATAAAATCATATAATAGAGATGAGTTACGTAAAAACAATGTATAAGCCTAAAAAGTACCTAAAGATTCCAGATAAGAAACGTATTGCTTTGACTTTGGAAATGATTGTTGGCAGAGGAGTAACTCCTGCTGATGCAAGTAAATATCTAAACCTATCTATGCCTAGCGTATGTGGATGGATGACTAAGTACTGGTTTTATCAAAAGCCAAATAATCCAATTGTATTAATTTTAAAATCAAACGTATGAACATCAAAATTAAACAGGTTGAGGAGTTTTTAATAACAGGACAACCGCTGACAGTATTAGATTGTTTTAACTTATTTAAGACTTTTGAATTGCGCAAGATAGTTTGCGTTTTGAAAACTAGAGGCTTAAACATCAAAGGTGAATGGCAGACTAATTATCAAACAGGATCGAGGTATAAAAAGTATTATTTAATTAATTAATTTTTATATCTTTGGAATGGTAGCTGACTTCGACATTAAGCTATTAGAAAACATTTATACCCTTGTGGTGGATAGGAGTCGAAGCCTTGAAACCGCAAGGGTATTTTATTTTAAGCAAATGGATAAATTACAATGGTTTAAGTTTACGATTAGTGACTGGGTTATGGGCAAGATCATGCGATGCCCGGAGGTTACTCAAGCAAGGTTTATCTGGTTATGCTGCCAGTATTGGAATAAAGAATGTGTAATGAATTATGATGATGCTGAGTTAGAGATTGAAAAAGAGCATTTAACTATTTTATTGCAGAAGAGAATTATTTTATTAGATGGTGATCATATAAAAATTAAGTTTTTAGATAGCCAACTGATTGATATTTTAGAAGTTAGTAAAGGCAGAAGTATAGCTGCTAAAGCTAAATGGGATAAATTCTATGATAAAAAGACCGATGCAAATGCTATGCAAGTCTATGCAAATGCAGAGCAAATGGATGCAAGTGCAATGCAAAACTCTGCAAGTGCTATGCAAAACGATGCAGATAAGATAAGAGTAGATAAGAAAAGAATATATATACCATCTCTATCTGAGGTTGAGTTGTATTTTAAAGATAATGGCTATACCAAAGAATCAGCTATAAAGGCTTTTCATTATTACGAAGAAAATAATTGGAAGGATAGCCGTAACAATCAGGTTAAGAATTGGAAGCAGAAGATGCAAGGCGTATGGTTTAAGGATGAGAATAAAGCTACTACTTTGCAGTACATAGATTTTAGACCGGGCAACTGATGATTAGGAAATTCAAAGATATTCAGGACTCTCTAATTGAGATGCGTGAAAAAGGAAATCCTAGAGGCGAAAATACAGGCTTTGCATGTTTAGATGAATTTTATTCCATAAAGGAAGGTTCTTATACGTTTATTCTTGCGCCTCCACATCAGGGCAAATCAGAGTTTGCTTTTGAGTTAGCATTTACACAGGCTGAGAAATACGGCAAGAAAACATTAATCTATTCACCAGAGACAGGAAGCACAGAAGACATCTATGCTGAGTTTATTCACAAGTACACAGGTAAACCATTTTATAAATCTATTCCGGGAGCCGTAGAGGATAAACAGTTTTATAATGCCGTAAATTACATAGATGAGATGTTTTCTATTGTAGATAGCGATGAGAGAGCCTATGGCTTTAATGATTTGATAAAATTAGTAAAGGATGAGAAAATAATACTGACTGATCCTTACAATGAGTTAAAGCATGACATGAGCGAGTACGGAAATCGCCAGGATTTGTACATAGAGGATTTATGTGGAGACATTCGTAGATATTGCAAGAAAAATAAAAAGCATTGGCTCTTAACTTTGCATCCTGCCAACCAACAAGCATTAGTTGACAGATCAGGTTTAAGATATTATCCGATGCCTATGGCTAGAGAAGCGGCAGGAGGTCAAGCCTTATTTAGAAAAGCAATGACATGGATAAACTTGTGGAGACCGCCAACTGGTATGCTAGATGAGAACGGAATGCCATTTGAGGATAATATAACGTTAGTACATATTGAAAAGGCTAAACCTAAAGGCGTAGCTAAAAAAGGTCAAACTAAACTATTCTTTGACTGGAAGAAAAACAGATATTATGAATTTCCTAAACTTTACGCATTTGAACATGAAAAGTAATTTACAACTAGAGTTAGAGATTGAAGCATTTGCTTTATACTACCAAGACAAAATAAAGAGTTCTGAGGCATTATTATCTTTCGCAGGTATAATCTGCCACCTTGATGGTGAAGTGTTCTTATATCGCATTAAAAACGGCTTAAACGAGAAGATTCAGGATGTTATAGATAGGAATGAAAAATTAAAGGATATTTATGACCATTTTTTTATTTTATCAGAGCAGATAGAGCAAATGAAAAACATCGTAAAAAAGAATAATGCTAGAATGCTAGAGATGGAATCAGAGAATGAAAAATTAACGAAATTATTAAGCAATTATAAATCATGGGAATAAAAACTATAAAATTATTTGAATTAAAGAAAATACAGACAGAATTTCCATCTGTTAAAATAACAAGTCCTGATGAAGCAGCTGATTTTATTAGACAATTTTATTTTGATGATATAGAAATATTTGAAAGTTTTTTTATTTTATTGCTTAATCAGGGAAATAAAACAATTGGATATGCTAAAATAAGTCAGGGCGGAATAGCGGGTACAGTTATTGATGTTAGGATAATTGCTAAATATGCGATTGAAAGTTTGGCAGTATCGGTTATATTAGCTCATAATCATCCATCTGGAAACCTAATACCGAGCCAATCGGATAAAAATATGACTGAAAAAATAAAATCAGGATTAAAGATTTTAGATATTAACGTTTTTGATCATATTATTTTAACTGCTGATAGTTTTTATTCATTTGAGAGCAATAATATTTTATGACAGTTGCAGAGAAAAGTATGGCAATGAGTTACATACTCAGTCAATTATTAATAGAGAATTTAGAAATTGTTTGTCTTGAGGTAAAAGGAAAGCCAGAGTTTGGAAAACTAAACGATAAGCTAATGAAGTTAAAAGGTGCCTCACGTAATGCCTTCAGGGTATTAGAAAAGAATACAGAGCAGTTAGAAGAGTTAAAAAGTGAAATAGATGAATTATTAGGGACACTATGGGATTAAAATACAACAACATAAAAACAGTAATTAACGGAATAACCTTTGATTCTAAAAAGGAAGCAGGATATTATGGCATTCTTAGGCTTAAAGAAAAGGCAAGATTAATAGAACGCTTTGAGATGCAAGTTAGGTATGATCTAGTAGTTAATGGAGTTAAAATAGGATTTTATAAGGCTGATTTTGTCACCTATAAACATGGCAAGGTTTTAGAGGTTATAGATGTTAAATCGGAAATGACTAAGAAATTACCAGTCTATAGATTAAAGAAAAAACTGCTTAAAGCAATTTACAATATTGATATAGTGGAAATTTAATACCTTTGAATATAATTGCAGGCAAGTCGCAGGCAATGATTTTAGAATAGCAGGCATGATTATAGAAAAAATAAAAGTTACTGAGTTAAAGCCTGCTCCCTATAATGCAAGGCAAAGTAGTAAAGAACAAGAGAGGCAATTAAAGGCATCTTTAGAAAAGTTTGGCATTGTTGAGCCTATAATTTTTAATAGACAAACAGGATATATTGTTGGCGGGCACTTTAGGCTTAGAGAATTAATAAAGTTAGGTTATAAAGAAATTGATTGCGTTATTGTCAATTTGAATGAGGATGATGAAAAAGAACTCAACATAAGACTAAATGCAAATGTTGGAGGATGGGATTATGATAGACTTGCAAATGAATGGGATGATAATCAATTAATAGAATGGGGTTTAAATATACCAAATTTTGAGCCTAATCAAATACCTAAAGTAAATGATAATGATTTTATTAAAATATCAATAGAGGCAACAAATGATGCTTTTATAGAAATGAATGAAAAGTTGCAAAATATCTGCGATGAGTATTCAGCCATAATGAAAGTAAAGTGAAAAAGCATACTAAATTATATTTAACTTATTTTGGGTATGATGAATCAGATTTTATACCATGCGAAATATGTAATTATAAAGCAGTAGACATACATCATATAGATTGCAGAGGAATGGGAGGTAGTAAAAAAGCAGATGTAATATCTAATATTATGGCACTTTGTAGAGAATGCCATGTCAAATATGGAGACAAAAAGAACTTTAAAGAATATTTACAAGACATACATAATTCAAAGTTATGATACATAGTACAGAAGAGGCATTGCGCAGAGGTGCTAATACTCAATTTAAAAAGGGAGTATCTGGCAATCCTAAAGGAGGCATAAGAAAAATTCCACAGTTAGATGTTTTACTAGCTGATGTATTAGGTGAGGAGAAGGATGGAATAGAAGCAGCAAAGGCTATCTTAATGGCTCTCAGAGCAAAGGCAGTAAAAGGCGATGTTAGAGCAGCTGAGGTATTACTAGATCGTGCCTATGGTAAAGCATCGCAAAGCCTGACATTAGATGGAGATATTAATTTTAGAGTACCTGCTCCAAATGTTTACAATACTGCTCCTCCTTTGTCACATAGCGAGAACGAGATAGATGTTTGATTGCAGTCCAGTATTCTATGAGAATTATGGGGCTAAAGAAAAAGTCCTAATAAACCAGGGAGGTACTGCGTCAAGTAAAACCTATTCAATCATGCAACTGCTTTTTTATAACGCAGTTAATGAGACTAGGTCAGTTATAACAGTTGCAGGAGAATCTTTACCTAACTTGCGTAAAGGTGCTTACCGGGATGCTGAAAATATATTTGCAGATAACAAATACCTACAATCTCAACTAAAATTTTGGAATAAGACTGAACGGATAATCTATTTTAAGAACGGCTCACTTATTGAGTTTGTTTCCTTTGAGAATGAGCAATCAGCAAAGAATGGTAAGCGTGACTATCTTTTTGTGAATGAGGCTAATGGTATAAGCTACCAAATTTACTGGCAGTTAGCTATAAGAACAAAGAATAAAATATATATAGATTACAATCCAACTAACGAGTTTTGGGCACATACTAAGCTAATCGGTCAGCCAGATACAAAGCTAATAATCTCAGACCATAGGCATAATCCATTCCTATCAGAGGAAGATCATCAAAGAATAGAAGCTATAAAGGAATTAGATCAGGAATTATGGAACGTATATGCCAGAGGTTTAACAGGCAAGATTGAGGGCGTTATATTTAGGAATTGGGCAATATGTGAGGCAATACCTGAGGATGCTGAATTGATTGCATTTGCAATTGACTTTGGCTTTACGAATGATCCTACAGGCATTATAGAAGTTTATAAGTCTGAAGGCGAGTTGTGGGTAAATGAGATGTGCTATGAAACTAGGCTAACAAACATGGATATTTGCCAAAAGCTAAGAGATTTTAAGGTAAGTCCAGAGCAAGAAATAATAGCTGATAGTGCAGAGCCTAAATCAATACAAGAGATTTATGCTGAAGGTTTTAACATTCATGGAGCAATCAAAGGACCAGACTCCATTAAGCAAGGCATAGACATCCTTAAAAGATATAAGATAAATGTAACGGCAAATAGCCATAATCTAAAAAAGGAACTTTATTCATATATTTGGAAAAAAGATAAAACAGGCAAAATGTTAAATGAGCCTATTGATGCATACAATCATCTCATAGATCCTTTGAGATACGTGGCATTAAATAAGTTGGCATCTAAATTTGTACAGGAATATTCATTTGAATGGTAATTATGGGCATACTACAAAAATTCTTTAAGGCTGATATTGAAAAGGCAGCCCAAAATCAATTACAGTCTTTGATGCCCGGATTGCAGCAAAGCATAACTGCTAACCTTTACAACCAGAACGTATTTGGATGGATTGGCAATAATCAGGTTATAGTTGATTTTTCAGATAAGATTAAGTTTGTTGAAGAGGGATTCCAAAAGAACGCTGATGTTTACACGTGCATTGATATTATTAGTAAAAAGGTTGCGGAATGCGCTTACTGTCTTTATGAAGTCAAAGAGGGCGTAACTAAAAAGGATTTAAAGATTTACGAAAATATGTCAATGGCTGAGGGTGCATCTGCTAAGATGAGAACATTACAACTTAAAGAGCAGATGTTTAATCAGGTAGAAAACAATCCTATACTTGACTTATTAGCAAAGCCAAATCCTTTACAGACTTATGAGGAATGGATGACTGATCTTGCAGGTTTTTACCTATGTACAGGCGATGGTTATATTTTTGGGAATGGTAAGGATGATGTGATGACTGAGAAACAAATATGGTCACAACTATACTGCTTACCTAGTCAATGGATTGAGATTATCTCAGGTGGTATGTTTGAGCCTATCAAAGGATATTCGTTAACATCTATCTACATTGAGGAAGTGCCTTTACCTGCTAATCAGGTTGTTCACTTCAAATCCTTTAATCCTGACTTTACGCTAACAGGAGCGCAACTATACGGACAGTCACCTATTAAAGCTATTTACAGGAACGTATTAAAAGAGAATGAAGGCGATAACGAATTATTAAAGCAGATACGTAATGGTGGTGCTATGGGCTTTATTTCTCCTGATGGGAATGGTGCAAGTTTGACAAAGGATCAAATGAATCTATTGAAGGAGAAGATAGTTGATGCAAAACGTGGTGAGACTTTGATGGATCGTATATTCCCATCATCAGGACCGCTAAAATGGACTCAGATTGGATTACCATCTACTGATCTACAATTAATTGAATCTTTAAACATAGATACTCGTAAAATATATACTGCATTTCATGTTCCTATACAATTTTCAGGTAGTGAATCAGCATCTACGGATAATAATATGGGATGGGCATCTAAGCAGTTAATTTATAATGCAACCGCTCCATTATCTCGCAAGATTAGAGATGCTATAAACAAGTTTGTTTGCGAACCTTATGCAAAGGCATACGGCAAGAAATATTACTTTGATTTTGACTTTAGTAGCTATCCTGAGATGCAGGAGGATATGGCAAAGCTAACAGATTGGTTAGCTAACTCCTATTGGATTACTCCTGATGAGAAACGTATTGCTCAAGGTTACGATAAGATAAGCACTCCAGAGATGCAGAACATTTACGTTCCTGCTAACTTAGTACCTATTGAGGAGTTGTCTTTAGATCAGGCGTATAACAATGCAACCATAAATGGCAAGTAGTGTTAAATACCACAAAACCTATTTAAAGCTACATAAAGAGTATGAGGCTTATGCTTATCCTATCATTAAGAAGGCATTAGATGAGCAGACATCGGCAGTTGCTGATTTTGTGAATGAAGATAACTTTGATAACATAGAATTATACATTCAGTTCTTAATTCAGCAAAAACCTTTATATGATGGATTAGAAAAAATCTATACAAAAGTTGGAGTATCAGCTGCGACATTCTCATACGACTGGATACGTAACTCAGTACCTAAAACAAAAAAGGATTTTATTACAGATTTCTTTAATCCTCAATGGTATATTGAGATGGTTGAATATTTTAGGCTAATTGGAGGCACTAAAGTTCAAGGTATAGACGAAACAACTGCTGAAAAGGTAAGAAACTTATTAGCCAATATTTTAGGACAAAATTTGTCCAGAAGAGAACAGGCAAAGTTATTTGAAGAGACACTAAACGATCCTTCATTTAATCGGGCAAGGTCATTAGTAATTGCCAGGACTGAATCTACAACTGCTGCAAATCATGGCATCAATGAAGGTGCTAAGAGTTCTGATTATGAAGTTGCTAAGTTTTGGATTAACACAAAAGATAAACGGACAAGGCGAACTCATTTAGCAATGACTACAGAAAGAATACCAATTAATCAGCCTTTTATGGTTGGTTCTAATATGATGATGTATCCGGGCGATGTTGGTAATGAGTTAAATGTAATACCTGCTAGTGAGGTTGTAAATTGCCGTTGTGTTATGGCTACAGAAGCAACATTAGACTCAGATGGTTTGCCTATATTAAAACCTAGAACTGCGCCTTATATTAAAGGATAATTTTGATATTTAAAAAATTAATATATTTGTAAAGATGAAAGGATTATTAGAATTTAAGAACTACAATGCCGAGATAAAGGACATGGACTCCGAAAGGATGACAGTTACAGGCTACTTTGCAAGTTTTGGCAATGAGGATTATGATGATGATATTATCATGCCCGGTGCCGCAACTAAAACAATCGCAGAGCGTGGTCCTATGGGATCGAATGAGATATTCTTTTTAAATCAGCATAACTATGCTCAACCGCATGGAAAGCCTATGGTTTTAGAGGCTCAGGAGAGAGGTATATACTTTGAGAGTAAAATAGCACCTACATCATACGGCAGGGATGCAATGATTCTTTACGCTGAAGGAATTGTAGTTCAGCATTCTATTGGTTTTTCAACTATTAAATCAGACTATGATCAAAAGACAGGAATGCGAATGATCAAAGAGATTAAATTATACGAAGGATCAAATGTCACTTTGGGTGCTAATCCTATGACTCCATTTACAGGGTTCAAGTCTTTGACAATGGCAGAGATAAATGATCAGGTTGCAAAAATGATTAAGCTACTTAAAGATGGTAGCTTAACAGACGAAGGCTTTGGTAGATTGGAAATAGCATTAAAGCAATTCCAACTAGAGGCATTCAATTTAGGTAAAAATTCACTATTAGATACAGAGCCGACATTAGTCACTCCAGTAAAAGATGAGCCGAATATATTAACAAGTTTAATTAACGTTTTACAAAACTAAAAAATGGACAATTTAGAATTAAAGGCTCAGGAGTTGCTAGATGCAAACAAAGCTAAAACACTAGATGAGGCAAAGACCATCATCGCAAACGCAATCAGCGAAGCTACTAAAGCAGTTGATGCAAAATTAGAAGATGCAGTAAAATCTGCAAATGTTCGTATTGACGAAATGGACAAAGCATTGCTTGAAGCCAAATCAGAAAACAACAGAATCAAAATGGATGCACAAAGCAAAGAGCCAGTATCTTTCAATAAGGCATTTGCTACTGCTATGGATGAGAACTCTGATAATTTGGAGAAATTCCGTAGAAAAGAAATCAAGCAGTTTGCAATGGAATTAAAGACTGTAGGTGATATGTCACTTGCTAACATTACTGACTTAGCTGCTGCTAACGTTCAGATGTTACCGGGCATCATTCCTGCTGCACCTAGAAAATTGCACATCAGAGCATTACTTCCAACAGGAGTTATGAACACTTCTGCAATTCACTACTTGCAAGAGACAGGTTCTGAGGGATCAGTTGCAGCATGGGCAGATAATTCAGGTACAAAATCTCAAATTGATTACGATTTAACTGAAGAGGTAGCACCATCTGAGTTTATTGCAGGTTACCTTCGCATAACTCGCAAGGCATTAGATGATATTTCAGCAATGAGATCTTATCTTCAAAGCCGTTTGTTAGAGCAATACTTAGATGCTGAAGATAATCAATTACTTAACGGATCTGGTGTTTCTCCAAACTTAGGTGGTTTGATTACTAATGCTGAGGCATACACAGGTTTCCGTACCATTCAGGTTGAGAAGTTACTAGATTCAGTTGCACAAATTGAAAGCAATAACCACTCTGCAAATGGTATCCTTGTTAGTCCTGAGCAGTTTTATGCTTTGATGCTTACTAGAGGAACAACTAATGATTACACTCTTCCGGGTGGAGTTGCAGTTGATCTTGTAAATGGTCAAATGTTTATCTCAGGAGTTCCAATCTTCAAGTCTACTGCAATGAGCGATTCTAAGTATTTAGTTGGTGACTGGTCAAAAGGTGCGCAACTATTTGTACGTGAGAATCCAATTGTTAGATTCTTTGAGGAAGATGGTACAAACGTTCGTGAGAACAAGATTACTGTACGTGTTGAAGGTCGTATTGCTTTACCAATATACTACACAGATGCATTCGTAACTGGTT